TTTACTAAATAATTTTACTAAATAATTTTACTAAATAATTTTACTAAATAATTTTACTAAATTAATTGAACAGTAATGGAAATTTTAGTCAGATTCTTCAATAGCTTCTTGAATATTGCCTTGTCTATTTACAATAATTTTTAGTTTTTTAGTTTTTGCAAATTTTTTCTTAAGTTTATCAATTTCTTCTTGTTCTTCATCTCGTTCTACATCATATTTTTTATTATAATGTGTATCATGATATTTCCATATTTTAGGATGACCTACACGAAATGAATCATGCGATGATGCTTTATACCAAAAAATTTGATCACGTAAATCATTGCTATGTCCTGATGTTTTAATAACAAGACATTCATGGTCTTGAGTACAGGAATCAAGTATATTACAAAAATGTTCAAATGTTGGTACCATACCAGCATAATCATCATATATAGTTTTACGATTTTTAATACTTGGTTCATTAAATATAAAAACATAATCAATATTACTTCGAAGTGCAGGAGGAATACCTAATGGATATTGTAATGTTAATATAAAAAATATATTATAATGTCTACCATTAAAAAATATACTTTTAATTGTTTTTTCTTTTTTCCATGTCGTAGCATCATGTAACATATCATCTAATACAATAAATGCTCTATTTGATGGTGTTAAGCCATCTGGAACACCTTCACTTCTAGCTTTTTTAACTTTTTGTGATTGTTTTGTTAACATCATTTGAATTAAATCCGGGTCATATTCAGAATGAATAAATGAATCAGGTACAAAGTCCCCAAAAAATGGATTTGCTTCTTCTGTACCAGAAAAAATTAAACCAACTGGTATATTTTTATGATGATAAAATATATCTCTAACTAACCAACTATTATGTGTAACTATAAAATTACCTAATACAAATCTATTATTCCCATCTAATTCTATACCATAATATTCACCATCACCTATATGTTCTACTTTAATTTGACTAACTAATATATTTTTTATTTCTTCATTAATACTAATTTTAAATTCTTGTTTATCATTTTTAATTTTTTTAACATAAAATCCTACACTACGCGCTACATATATTATATCATTAATAAGTTGTTCATTTTTAAATGAAATTTCATAATTATTTTTATTAACAATACTTCCATTCGCATCAGTAATTCCTTTTAACAGCTTTAATCTATTAAAAATAGAATTACATTTATATATCATTGGTATTTCATTAGAAGAATTATTTAAAGTATAACCTATTTTATACGGGTCAATCGGTACTTTTTTTTCTGAAAAATGTATAGGTACCTGATAACCTAATAAATTATTACGATTTTTTTTAGATAATTTTAAAAATTCACCAATAGGAATATCTACTTTTCTATCATCAGTTAATTCATTTAAAAATTTTTGTACTTCTTTATATACATCATCCTTGTTTTTATTTTTATATGAAAATTTTTTATATTTTAATTTATAGTGTTGTTTACTAAACCATGTTACTTGATAATGTTTTCTATATTTACACTCTTTACACTCTTTTAATTTTTTTTTAGATGTATACATCAATGATAAAATATGATGACTATTTACAATATAACTATCACCATGCATATTCGTTACTTTATACATCTTATCTATCCCAGAATGCGTTTCTAATACATTTCTTGGCATTGAATCATCGCCCATTACAAGTTCTCCTACTTTAATATCTTCAACATTTTTAATAGAACCATCATACATAAGCACTTTTTCACCTTTCATTAAACATTTTCCACTTCGTCTTCTTCCCAATAATAATATAGTAGCATTTGGTACCATGCTTTTAATTTTAAACTTTCTTAATGATAATTTTTCAAAATCATTCATATCTAATATACTTATCTAAAAGTATAGAATAAAATAATTTTAAACGCAATTTTTCTAAAAAAGGAAATTTTTTAACAATAATTTTTATAATAATTTTTATAATAATTTTTATAATAATTTTTACAATAATTTTACAACAATTTCCGGGTTCAATCAATTAATAAAATTAATTTTATTGACTATTATTAGAGTATTATATGGAACAAATAATTAACAATTCAAATGAAATGGATACTTTAAGTGAAGACTCATATATTAATTTAAAATTTAATGTTGACAATGACAATGAAATGCACAATGAAATGCACAATGAAATATACAATGAAATGCACAATGAAATGTACAATGAAATGCACAATGTGAATGTGAATGTGAATGTGAATGTGAATGAAATGTACAATGAAAATATGGATATTATTTATAAATATGAAGATGAAGAAGTAATTGACATTTTTTCAGATTTTGAGGTTATAAGTATGTATAATATTATTGATAATAATTATAGAAAAAAGACATGGAAACAATATTTTAGAAATATGTATATAATATTTATAATTTGTATAGTAAGTATAATATTTTATATATATTATTTGTATAAATATTATTTATATAAACAAAAAGAAAATGTAAAAATTGTTACGTAATTTAAAATTTTACAACTGTTTTTTTTAATTGTCGTGGAATTGATGTTGTTATTAATTTTTTCCCTATAGTAAATGTATCTAATTTCTTTTTATATCTATTATTACTGTAATATTTCTTAAAAAATAATAATATTTTTGAAAAGGAATCATATTTTAATCTTTTAATAAGTTGTTTTATATCTTCTTTAAATTCTTTTGGTGATTGCGAATAACTTTTTGTTATATTAAATAATTTATTAATATCAAACGACCTTTTAACTCGTTTTGATTTATAACGACTACGTATAAACCAGCTTTCAAATACATGAGGAACCCATGCATGACCATAATCAATAATATAAATTCTAAATCCTAAATTTGGAACATGATAATGTTCATTATTAATAATATATTCCCAATATCCTTTCGGTTGTATTTTTTGAACTAGTATATTTTCAGGATGTAAATCTAAATGTTTCATATTAAAATATTTATTCATTGCATATAATCCAACCATAATTTGAAAATATGCATTATACCAATGTTCAATAGGATGTTTTTTACTAACCCATTTATCCCATGTTATACTATTATCAATATATTGAATATAATGATATCCTGCATATGGATATTTCTCATTACAAATACCATCTCGTTCTTTATAATCATTCATAAAGCTTAATACAAAATGGGGTGAAATATTTTGTAATATAATTTGATTCATTAATTTACTAACAGCCATTTCAATAAAATGACCTTCTTTTAAAGCATTTTTAGAATAAGGTGTTTTAATAAACTCACTTTCTTCATTATCTAAATAACTTTTTTTAACCGCTATACACATTTTTTTATTACAATATTTATAAACCGCTCCTTGTCCACCACGTCCAACATATTCTTGTTTTTTAAATTCATCTATATGTGATATAACATACTCATATAAATCTTGTATTTTATTTAATTTCATTCTTATTATATAAAAAGAAATAAAAATAATTAAATTCTATACTATTTTTTAGTTTGAAAAAAATTAATACAATAATTAGCTGCATCCGCTAAATCATCCATTTTTGAATGTGAATTAAATATTGGCAACCATTTCTCTCTTTCTTCATTATTAAATTTATTTTCTAAAAACCATTTTGTATACTGTATACTTAACCATTTCCGTTGAGCATATTTCCCCTTTAAATTACATACAATAGACGGACCTTTATAAATCTTTAATTTTTGAGATGCACGTATAAATCTTATAGATGTATTTGTATTTTTATACAATTCTACTAATTTACCATATAATATATGACTTGTAAATAAACTTTTTTGATTTATTCTAGGTTGTAATTCTATTTGTATAGTTGTAACTGATTTAAATATAGGATTATTATCATATATTTCTTGCACTTTTAAAATAAATGCCGTGGCTATATCTTGTAATAAATATTCATTAATTCTTTTTTTTTTAAATTGATTTAATTTAGTTTGTTTTATATCCTTTGGAAAATGTGTTTTACAACAATATATATAACTTTGATTTTCTTGTTTGATTGGAATATATTTCATTGTACATATTCTATTACATAAATTCCCATTTTTAAATGTATTTTGACAATGATAATCATCCCCATCAAGCACATTATACACATCCCATACATGTATTTTATACGTTTTCATATCATTTTTATTTTCCGCTGTCATTATACACACTGCTAAATTACGTAAACCTACATCTATTGCTAATATAACTTTATTCATACACCAACTTTATTAAATCATATTAAATTAATTTTTAAATAAAATTAAAGTAATATGATTTATATTAAATTAAAATAATAATATATAAAATATAACCAATCTTCATATATAATTTGCAATTTATAAAAATTATTAACAAGTTTTAACGTTTCATTAAGTTCTGTTTTAAATTCATTCTCAAATTTAATTAATTTTATATTATTTATTTCCATAGAAGATTCTAGTGTCCATGGAACATATTCCTGACAATTAAGATATGTAATTATAAAATACATTAAATGTGAAGAATTCATTCGATTTAACATATATGGAAAATAATTCTTAATATCATAATATAAATTAATAATATTATCAGTTTCATTTGATATAAATAAATCTACCGTATTATCTAATGTATTATTGTATTCGATTTCATCTTCGATAAATTCATCTTGATAATCATAATCATATGTTATTTCTTTATACATATTGCAATTAATTATTTATTATTAATTATTTATTATCAATTATTTATTATCAATTATTTATTATCAATTATTTATTATTAATTATTATTATTAATTTAGTTATTTTTTTATTTTTAAATAATTTATAAAAAATAAAATTATTTTACTATCATATATATAAAACAGAATGAACATAATAAAAATGATTCAAAAGAGTGATTTATTAAAAATTGTTTTAGTTCTTATTGCAATTTATTTATTCATGAAATTTTCTAATAGAGAAGGTTTAGATAACGTAAGTCCTGTTCCTGTTGTAAGTCCTCCTGTTGTAAGTCCTCCTGTTGTAAGTCCGCCACTTGTTCAACCAAGTGCTACAACTGTAGCACAATCTGTTGTTACACCAGTTATATCTGCACCTGTTAAACCGGCAACAACACCTGGACCTGCGACTGTACCTGTAGTTGATCAACAATCGCAAATTAATAAAGTAGTTAATAATCAAGTTCCGCTTTCGTCTGCTGACCTTTTACCAAAATATAATGATGCCAATGAATTTGCTCAACAAAACCCTGTTTCTAATCTTCTTAAAGAACAAAACTTCCTTCAAGCTGGTTATCACATAGGAATTAATACAGTTATTCAATCAAATAAGTTACCATACTTAGATATCCGTAGCTGCCCTCCAATCCCAAAACAAGAAGTTGGCCCATTTAATAACAGTTCATATGAACAACCAGCCGGTTCTAATAGACGTTATCTTGAAATAGGTCAATAATTATTTGATGATAATTATTTGATAATAATTAATTAAATTAATTAATTTAATTGATTGATGATAATTAATTGATGATAATTTTTTGATGATAATTGATTGATGATAATTGATAATAATTAATTAAATTAATTAATTTAATTAATTGACAAAAATGTTAATTACATTTTACTAAATTTGCGTTGAATATATGTTATATCTTTTTTTAATTTATTTAATTCTTTTGCATTTTTAGTTGTATTATATAGGTTATTAAGTTTTTTGATTGTATTTACTAATCCGAATTTTTCAACTAATTGATTAAGAATTATATGGCGTTCTTCTATTTTAAAATCTAATGAATAGTCTTGTATCTTATGACCAAATTCTAAAAATAATTGACTATATTTATGATATGACATTCTACCTTTACTTCCATAATAATGTTTATATGTAGCGTCACCTTCTTCATTTCGAGCTGGTTTTAATCCGCATTGTTGTAAAGAATATGTAATTGATTTCACTTTTGGAGTATCTTTATAAGATAATTTTAAAAATTTATGTTTATTTGTTTTATCAAATGTTAATATATTACCATATATATAATCTTTTGGTAACCAATAACATCTTAATCGATTTAATGCATTAGAAATATTAAACGCATATTCTAAAGACCTATGTTGTACATGATTTTTGATAAATGATGATTTATTTTGGTCGGCCCATATTAACAAAAAATCTAATGTAAATTTATTATAATTGAAATAAAATATATTATCATTTAAAGGTTTTAAAATTCTGTCATCATAACATTTACTTAATCCAAATTGGTTATTTAAATTTATTGTCATAAAATCCATATTTGTAATATTAAATAATATCGGATATTTTTTTATAATATAATGTATATCAAGATATAAGATTGGTTTTTGTAAATCTTGTAATATGTTATAAAACATGATTGGTTTATTAATTTTATGTATATCATCCGTCGTATATATTATAAAATTAAATTTAAAATGATTACATTGATTTATAAAATGTGTTATTTGTTCCGTTGACACATTATTATCAATTAAAGAAATTATAGTAAAATAAGATTTATTATTTTGAGTTTGAAATTTTATATCTAAAGGATTATTAAATGAAAAAGCAGAAATTTTTGGAATATATTTAATTTTAATTATATCTTCTTTTTGTTTTTGTTTTGCATCAACCAATAATTGATTACTTTGTACATTATTAATCCCAAAATTAATATAGTTAATAAATTTTACTTCAAAACAACGAAGTTTTTCACCCATTTGTTTATTTAATTTTGGAGGATAACGATTTTTACCCACTTTTTCTTGATATACATCTTCTAATGCACCTGTTTCAAAATCTTCATGCATAAATACAATATCTGTTGTTTTATAAGCTGAACCTGATTTTTTTAAATCTTCTTCTAATGTAACAATTTTTGTATAACCTTTACCAGGTATATATGTATGACTATCAAACATATATAAATATGTTATTGGTAGCCATATACATCTACAATAAATATTAAGAAAATTTCTAGTAAAAATACCAGAAAATGATTTATCTTCTGCATATTTTTTATTAAATTGTTGCTTTAAAATTTTAATTAACGTTCTACCAACATGATTATTACCAAAACCCATAATACCACCTGGTAATTCTATTTGTAATGGATTATAACAGTTATAATCTTCTTCATTCCAATTAATAAACCAACAGTCCGCATCAATTTCAAATAATGCAGGATATTGTAATAATTGTAAATCTGAATCAATAAAAATGCAATTATATTTTGGGAATAAATCAAAACAATACTCTATAAAATCTGGCTTATAACCTAATGCTATTTGATATGGTATTTTTTCAAAATCAGGACATCTCATAAAATAATAATTAACTTTATGTTTTTGACAATTTTTAATAATTCTTTCAACTTGTTGATCATATGTTAATTTATGAACTGAATTTTTATTAATTTTACCTAATCCCCAATAATATGAAATTAATATAAAACGACTATTCGGATTTAATATTTCAGATTCTATAACACCATTCTTAAAATATTTAATAGAATCCATTTTAAATAGTGTAAATAAATTATTTTTATTAATTAATTTGTGAATAAATTAATTTGTAAATTAATTATTTTGGTAATATACAACTTAGACTTTTTGTAGAACAAACTGCTCTTATTTTTTCATATTGGTCTAAAACTTGTTTAAATGGAGGCGTAGGAATAGTTGAAAATTCATAATGTTTAAATTCATCAAGTTTGTCATAATATTCCTTTTTAGTTATTTGTTTTTTATAAAAAAGTTCTTTTAATCGCTTTTTTTCATCATTATAACAATTTATTTCTTGATTTATTAATTTTTTATTTACTTTATCTTTCATTTTATATAACCAATACATTAATTCAATTCTACCTACTAAATAATTATCAATTGGCAAATCTTTTAAAAAATTTGTAAATGAATTTCTACAAAATATACATGGCATTATAATTTTTAAACTTGTAAGTAATTGTTTAAAATTATACCTAATAATAATATGTTCCGGATTTTTTATATCTAATTTATATGGATATGTACCCATAATACTAGTAAATAAAAAATTCCATGCAGCAGGGCCCCAATGTTTTGTACTCATCCCGCTTGTACTATTATATATAGAATAATCTATATTTTTCGGCAATTCATT